ACTATGTCCTAAAACTGCTTCTTGTTTACCCTTGCTTTTAACAAATGGTAAATTAAATTCATTAGTTCCTCGTGCGGTAAAAAGTATTACTGATTCATAACCAATTCTTTCATCATACAATTTTGTTTCTGTGCCAGAGGTTAATTCAATACTACCAACAGAGTTTACTCCACCATCTAGTATTCTATTAACTACTTCTGCTGTTTCTCGCTGTGTTGCTGTATTACTTAGTTTTTTATACATTACCTAATTCCATTATCTGTAACAGTCATGTCAAAAGCTATTGCAGTTGTCCAGTTATCACCAACAGGTTCAACTCTTACTCTAAAATATCTACCACCTGACCTTACATTATTTCTGTTTTCATAAGGAACTGATACAGCTCCAAACTCAATAGTATCGTCTAATGCTTGTCTTGGTGCTACAGATATATTAGCTTGTCCGTTATCTACAAGAGGTCTTACCATTGTTATAACAGAATTATTATTACCCATAAGGTCTAATGTTTCTAATCTAGGATTTTCACAAGCACCTGTAAATGATACAGCTCTCTTACCACTAGTACCAGCAAAGATATACTTACCACCCATGAATATTCTGTCATCTAATGGTGCTGGAACATCTGTATCAAGTTTAGGGTATAACACACCGAGTCTTTCTAAGTCAGTTCCCATTGTAGCAACATTACCTACACTGTTTGCTAATGTTTCTGTTCTTGACCACCTACCTGATTCTATGTGATAGATTAAGTTTTGTCTCTTGCCAAAGTTATCTTCAAAGTTCCAAATTACTAATTTATAAATAGGGTGAATTGTTGTAGACATAGTAACTAATTCTTTTAGATTTGCATTAGCTAAGAACCATTCATCTACTTTATTTGTACCTATTGCTGTTACAGTATTACCATCAGTCTGATAAAAGCCATCATTAGATAAGAAGTAACTTATTCCGTTATCTTCAATACAACTTTTACCTTCAAAACAACCAACAGTAGATATCTTATCAAACTGAAAGAATAAAGGGCTACCTACATAGGACATACGATAGATAGCGTTTTCTAAAAAGATAATTCCTATCTCTCCTCCTGTGATGTTCTGTATAGCACCACCATCTGCAATATACTGACTGTCAGCTTGTGACTGTGGACCTGGTGTCCAATTCTCTTCGTTGTTTAAATCACTCCATTTTACTAAGTTTGGAGCATCACCAGCATCTATATTACCAGCTACAACAAAGTCTCTAACGATTGTCATACACTTAGCAGTTGGTGCTTCATTTAAATCTTTAAACTTAACTGAAGAGCCTATTGTCCATTCTTGTATTATATTATTATTTTTACAAGCCAACACTCTCTTACCAAATTGCTCAAAGTGCCATGCTTCTGGAGATATGCTATAAGGTGTTGATTCTCTACTTACATCTGATACTACTACATCACCAGCATATGTTAAAGCTCTTGCTGTTACTGGTGAACTTGCACTATATACACTGTATAGCTTTTGGTCGCTACCAGCAAATACTTGTACTAATGCGTTCTCTTTACCAGCATAAACAGATGTTAAGTCTTGGTCTGCTTCTGGAGATACAGCAACTACTGTAGGAAAAGGACTATAGCCAACATTATTTGGAAAAACGTTTCTCGCATCTGCCAACCCTGTACTTTCTGTTCCTGTTGTTGATGGCATATCAGGTGTCCATTCACCTAGTGCTACTCTTTTTACTGTCATTATCCTACCGCTCCTATAAGTGTTCCTGAAACTGCTATCTCTATACCACTGCCAATAGATTTACCACCAGCACCGCCTGACTTTGCATACTTATTAGCTTGTCCATTTCCGTTTCCAGCATCTCCTAAAGCACCACCAAAGCCACCTGTTGCTGTATTATCGCTTCCAATCTCACCACTCCAGTTACTAGTTGTCTTTGGACTACCACCTTGTGTTCTTGAATATCCAGTAATACCAGCACCATCACCACCCTGATTTCCAGCTACATATTGGCAACCAGATTCATAAATGTTTGGAGGAACAGGTGGGCATACATATCTTACTTGACCACCAGCACCGCCACCACCGCCACCAGCAATAGTTCCTGTGTTTACAACAGATATATCAAAACTGTTAGAGCTACCTTTAGCAATACCATCGCCACCAGCACCGCCATTACTTCCTTCTGTATTGTAAGGAGCAGACCTGTAACCTCTACCACCCCAACCACCACCGCCTGATATGTAACCATTATTGTTTATAATAACAGTTGAGCCTGTTGGAAAGTTACCTACAGTAAAAGCAGTTGTTCTTTTAGGTGGATTATTTCTTGAAGCTGAATCATTAGAAAATATCTCAACGCCACCTGATATATTAACTACAACAGATATTGCTTGTGCTGGACTTCCTAAATACTCATATAAATTAAAGTTAGATTGATTAGAAGTAATATCAACTGTCTTAATGAGTTCTTTCCAAGCACCACCTGAGTTTACATAGACATTCTTACATACACGCCATTGACCATCCTTTACCCAAATAGATTTAGGTAGCTTCCAAGTGCCTTCATCATTTACATAAACGCCAGCCATTTAGACTTTATACCAAACATCACCATCAACACCGCCACTAGGTGATAAGCTAGAAACTGTTTTTTTACCAACAGCATTAGTCCCTATATTAGCCATTACAATAGCATTACTTCTTCCAGTTTTAGTTGTACCAGTAATAACGCCACCAAGAATATTAACATCATTAGCATCTTGAGAGGCTATAGTTCCTAATGTTCCTACCTCTCTATCAACATAAGCAGTTGTCGCAATCTTTGTTGAGTTAGTTCCAGCTGGCATAGTTTTAGCTGTTGAAGCAGTAGGAAAGTTAGAGTTACCATTTCCTTGCAATGTGCCATTTAAAGTAAGTGAATCACCACTCGCTCCATTTTGAAGCTCTTTAACTTGACTCATCAACTCTCTAATTGCATTATTGATATTTGAAGGAGGACAATTTTCAGCTATGTTAATTCCACCTATATCGGTATTGTTTGCTGGATTAACGTCCCATTGACTGATTTTTTCTTTTGACATTGTTATACCTTATTTGTTTTGAAGTTTATATGCTACAAGATTACATGGGTCATACTTCCATTGTGTCATTGTGTTATGAAATTTAGGGTTAGCTTCTCTACATTCGTTATATGATTTATAAGCTTTTACTCCAGCCCAATCATTTTCAAACCCTAATCCTACTGCTCCTAATAAAGCTACTATTGCTACTATGTGCATAATTATTTCCTCTAGTTATTTAATTTGATTCCAATCTTGAGACTTATTCATATCCCATTCAGGAGTATCAGGGTTTTGTCTCACCCAACCACTTCCAGCAATAGTGCCATCTGTGTTTAATAGTGCTTCGCCTATGATGTTACCACCATCTATGTATTTAGCATTAGCATTAACATTAACAATAGCTTCTCCAACAAAACTTGCTTTGTCACTAACGATTGCTCCACTACCTGTAGATGCAAAAGGTGCTGATGCAAAAGGGAAAAATCCTAGCATTATTTCAATGCCTTAACTTTTTGCTCTAACTTATCTACCTTAGTTGCAAGTTGTTGCACTAGCTTATTAGCTACATAACTAGAAGCATCACCTGTTCCTAAAAAAGCCCAATTAGCGTAAACAGTATTATTAAATCCTGCTGGTATGTTTTGTTCTTCTTCATTTACATTAGCTTGTTGCGCTGATATTCTAACTGCATCACCTTCGGTCAGTTCACCTATCCAAGTGAATTCATTGATTGAGCCATAAGGATAACCAACATCTACACCCATAGATGTTTGGAAAAATGAAGCTTGATTGTTTTTTCCAAGATAAGCATTTCTATATATTTGATTTGATATAGGATTAATTAGTGACCATTGGAAACTAGCATCTAAAAAGTAGATACCTGTTTTAGGCACTATAAAGGCATCACCAGACCAACCTGTCCCTACAAATGGTAAACTTACAGTTGCTCCATTAGGTAAGTCAGCTTGAGTTCCTAATATAGAAGTATATAAAATAGGTGAGGACATTGGATAAATTAAATCACCATTACCCATTCTTACTTTAGTTACACTACTATTACCAATAGTAACCTCGTTAGATACAGTAGCTGAACTTGGTTGAGCTGAATTGCCTAATACTAGATTATTGTTTCCTGTGGTAATAGAATTTCCTGCTATATAACCTAATGTTGTATTTCCTTGTCCCTCAGTTAATGAGCCTGAAGCGTCATACCCTACTGCAACATTGTTAAATCCTGAAGTAGTTAAATTAAGAGCAGTTCTTCCTAGTGCAGTATTATTTGCTCCTGAATTTTTTCCTTGTCCAATAGTAACACCATTGACTTTTATGTCTTGTAGTGTAACTAAACCGCTTCCACCAATAGTCATCTGCGTAGCATAAGTTGAACCGCCTGTTCTTTGGCTAAATACAAACTTGCCAATATTGTCACCACCTCTTGAATAAGTAATAAAACCTTGTGAGGTAGCACCACTTGCTACATTAA